ATGAACACACTGCATCTCTTTTCCGGAATCGTCAACCTCTTCCAAAAAACCTTAGCCGCCATCATGGCCGAGCCGGTGCTTTCCTTCTTTTTGTATTTCCTGCTCTTCTCCGCTGTCTACGCCCTCTTCTGGTACCTCTACAAAACGGTAAAGGGCGGGTTAAGGTGATCCCATCCGTTCCCTTATGTATCGTATTATTTTGATGATACCTATTATAGCTATGATTAATATAATTCCTGTCCCGGTTCTAAGCTCTAACATGCTACTTACTCTGCTTACCGCAATCCCCAAAATTAAATACATTAACGCTTCCTTTACCTTCTCCGACACCCCCTTCCTTTCCTCCCTTCACTCTAATCTTACCGCAATGGGGTACAAGTTATGAAAACACGGATCCTCTCGGCGCTTCTCGCCGTTATCATGGCCACCACCATGATAGCCGCCCCTTCTACCGCTGCCGTTTTTGACCCCGCTCCAGGCGAATACATAGGTTTTGAGCCCGCACTTGGTTCAGGCGGTTGGTATATTGTCAGTGAAATTGGTCGCCCTTTTTGGGATCATATTATTCTCCCCGGCGGCTATACTGCCATGTCTAAAGTCTTCGGCCTCTTCCGCCCGGACAACCAGATACACCCCCATGACTACCACTGGACATTTTTCGGTGGCGGCTATAGCCGTGGCGCTGGCAGCTCCCGTTACATAGATGGCCGTGGTTTTGTGGGCGGCGGCACCTTCGGCGGCTTTGCGCTCCGGGACGCACAGGAAGGAATGGCCGAAGGGATCCGCCAAGGCTTTGGCAGGACTGGTAGGTTCTCAGCCGACCTCTGGTGGCTAGCTTATGACGATGTTTTTATTTCTACTGTAAACAGCGCTGGTGTTTCTCAATGGGATGTTAGGTTGCCTACTTCTGTTATCCGCTCTTGGGATGTAAGGAACATTGTAATAGCCCGGACTGGCGGTTCCCAGTCTGGTGTCCTCATAACTGGTAGTAATTCTTCAATCCAATCTGTTCAACCAACAACAGCTAATCGTTGGTCTCTCGTTCCTTTTCAGCACAACCCCGGATATGTCCTTCTTAGCAGTTCTGATGCGCATGGCCTGATATGGCTTCCACTGACCCTTATTCAGACAGTTACTTCAAATCTTTCTGATGAGCCTGGTAGACTAGTCCAACATCATAACCCCGGCCCTTATACAGGAGTGGGTCCCATTCAATGGTCGAGCCAATACTCTGTTACTCGCCTTCCTCATAACGGCCCATCGACAAGGCTGCATGTAAGGTCATCAACCACTGACCCCAACCGCCCCATCTACCGCCGCCCAAACCCAGACACCCCCGTACCCTTCACCATCAACAGCCTGGACGCCAGCTCCCGGATCGGCGGGATCCACGCAAATTTCGGGCACCTTGATAACAACGGTCAATTAATCATATCTGAGAATGTCCAGCTTGTCAACGAAACAAACAACACATGGTTTAATCCCGTAACAAATACCCACAACCACTTCGGTGATATCATATACGATTTCAGCACCCTTACCTACAACATCACCAACGTAAACGGCACAAACACAACGATTATTTTCGGGGATGACTATATCACCATCAACGACAACGGCAATGTCATCCAGATTTTTTTCGTTATAAACCAAACCGGGGACCCCGACAGCGGCGGCACCCCACCTGACACCGGTACACCCCCTGGCGGCACCCCTCCTGACACTGGCACCCCACCACCCGATACCGGCAGCGGCGGGGGAGGCAACAGCATCCTGGACTGGCTTGCCGGCCTGTTCGGCGGGGCAATCGGCGGCACAATCGCAGCGGCAATCCGTGCGATAGGCGCCTTCCTCTCCGAAGTCCTCTCCGCCCTGGCCGACGTCATCACAAACCTTCTAAGCGTCATCCCGGGGATGTTCTCCGGCTTTTCTGAATTTTTAAGCGCAACCTTCGTCTTCCTGCCCGAAGAGTTTGTTATTCTCATCCTCTTCGGCCTGGTCATGCTGATGGTTGCCGGCATCCTGAAAAAGTTCTTTTCATAGGGGTGTGACACGATGGAAATATTTCAAGCCCTGATGAGCGCGCTCTACACCCTCTTAACCCACCCGCTTTCCGTTTTTGGCTTTACCTTCACATATATGCAAGTCTTCCTCTTCCTGGCCATGGCCGGGGTTGTCCTGAGATTTATCGCGAAAATGTTTGATTGGTAGGTGATAATATGCGAGCTGTATTCCTCTTAAACGCAATAACCCGCCTTCTTTCCAACATCCTGAGATACCCCGGCCGGGCCCTTATCGCCGCCATCATCCTGTTTCTCGTCTGGTTCCTCCTATCTACCACCGGCCACGCCTATGAATACCAACCAACCGGCCCCATCCAAACAGGACCGGCATACACCCCCAACCCAGCCCCAACTGAATCCGACCCATCCCCAACTGAATCCAACCCAGCCCCAACTGAATCCGAACCGGCCTACACCCCCGAAGGCCCCGACCCGGAACCTATCCCGCCCCCAAACGCTCCAGATCCAACCCCTGACCCCGACCCTGACCCCGGATATGATGACCCTGACCCGGGAGGGGACCCCGGAGGGGGGCCGGGCTATATCCCCGGCTATGACCATCCCCAGCCGGGCGATCCCCCCGGTTATGATGAAGATTACAGCCCGCCTAGAGAAGTCCGCCGGCCGCAAACCGTTAGCCCCTTGCCGGAGCCAGAGCCCCGCCCATTCCTGACCACCCCATTTGAAGACTATACCGTAACCGAAGGCTTCCTCCTCCTGATTGCCCTGCTCCTTTCCGCCTTTGGCCTTTTCAGCCTTGTAAGGAGGTTTACCTGATGGCTTATATTGTCTCCACTTTCTTCGGGATCATCGGTGTGAGCCAGTACCCGCCCGAAAATGTTGCCGAGCTGATCCCATACCTGCTAACCGTAACGGTCGGCGTTGTGCTCGTAAGCGCAACTTTTAAAGTGATTGCCCATATCGTAGGCGCAATCTTCGATTTCGGGAGGATGTAACATGCTTTTCATTGTCTTTATCGCCCTGCCCGTCCTGATGATCTTCTTTCCCACCATCCGCTGCGCGGTCTTTAATCCAATCGCCCTTGTGATAAACAGCGCCGTTGACCTATGGCTTTACTGCTACCGCAAAATAGCGAACACCTGTAAAACAGGGGAGCTGGTAGCCTACTGCGGCCTGTTTGGGAGAGGGAAGACCCTCTCTGTCGTCCACCGTGTGGTGACCACCTATAAGCGCTACAACGACAAGCCGGTCTGGTGTAGCCGGCGGAAAACGTTTGTTACCCAAAAAGTAAAAGTCCTAAGCAATGTAGAGCTGCAAATCCCATATGAGCGCCTTGAGAGCCTGGGCCAGATCATCCATAGCGCAGACCACAACCGGGCAGAGGATGACGAAAACGGCACCCTGACCGTAACCCTCGTCCTCGGTGACGAGTTTAGCGTCCAAATGAACAGCCGGAACTTTAAGACCAATATAGACCCCCTTTTCCTGAACACCCTCTTGACCTGCCGGCACTACCATATCAGTTTGTTTTACACAGCCCAGCGGTTCGGCCACGTTGACGCCCTCCTCCGTCAAGTGACCAGTTATGTCATCCAGTGTGACAAGCTCTGGCGCTTTCAGCGCCTGAATAAATACAGTGCCTGGGAGATGGAGAACGCAAGCAACCCCACCTTAATCAAGCCGATATCCCGCAGCTGCTGGTTTGTCCGGGACCGGGATTACAACGCCTATGATACCTTTGCCTGTGTGGGCAACCTGTCCAAGGCCGTCAAAGAAGGGGGGATGCTGAGCGAAGAGGAGATCCTTGCCCTTCAATGCAACCAAGCCCCGAATATGGAAGTGGTAGAGCGCCCCGCCCGCTGGTGGCAAAAGCGCCAAAAAAAGAGAGCTGCCGGGTAAACTGCCACCGCAGGGGAGCCCTTGGGCTCCTGCGGTGGCAGCCCCTGCCGGCTTCTAAGAGCAGAAGGGTGCTTAACCCTTCTATCCGCGCCCCGCCGCACGATGGAGGGGATGTCAAGCATTGGGCGCCCTCTGCCCAAAGGGTGGAGATTTTTTCGCCCTTTGAAAAAATACGACCCGGTGCTTTACATCCCTGGAATGGTGTGGCAGCCCTTGACCTTGCCCTTGGCCTCCCGGCCTGGAGCCACCTGTCCGGGACACCTCAAAAAAGCCCTTGAAAAGCCCGGGAACCCTGAAAAAACACAAAGTTAAAAAACGCGATGAGCATCGCCTTTCGGGTACTTGACCAGATGTCATATCTCGCTCATTTTTCAGGGGGTACTCTGAATGTCATTTTATAGGATATCTTACTACCCGATGCGGCAAAACCGCTTCAAGCATGTTTACTTTTTCGGGAGAAGGGGAGGGGGGAGGAAAAGCACCCCGGAAGGGAACGCCGCCGCTATCCTGGACAAAATTGCCCAATCTTCCAAAGCGGACGAAAACCTTTCCCGCGCACGCAGGACGATCCGGGACCTCATCCTTTGCAACCAGTTCGATTACTTTTGCACCTTTACCTTTAACCATGAAAAAGTAGACCGCTATAACTTTGCCGCTTGTAAGAAAAAGATAACCGAAGTGTTTAAGAACTACAAGACCCGGTACTCCCCAGACTTCCGCTACCTGATTGTCCCTGAGTTCCACAAAGACGGCGGCCTGCATTTTCATGGCCTGGTGCGCGGCCTTCACCCCGGTTCCTTGACAGTGCCCGGTCAGGTCTACAAACGCAACAGGCAAAACGGCAAGCTCGAGCTGGTCCCCAACACCAAGGGTTATGCGGACTGGTCATATTATTCAAAGAAGCTCGGCTTTTTTAGCTGCTCCCGGATCAAGGACTATGAAAAATGCGCCCGGTATGTTTCTAAGTACATAACCAAAGACCTCGTGAACCTGGCCCTTGGCCAGCGCGTATTTATGTCCTCGTCCAACCTAAACCGCCCCGAGCTCGTTTTTGACTGCGATGACGTCCCCCGCATGTTTGGCCATGCTGATTTTGAAAATGAATTCGTTGCTGTAAAAGAAAGCCCGGACAGCCTTGGGATCCTGCCCGATTACTGGGGGGAGCAATGTTCCGAGCTGCGGGACCCATTGGATGGCTCAGGCCCATTGCTGGAGAAGGATATCTTTTTCCCACGCCTTACCGGTACACAGCTCTCCCTCTATTCCTTTATGAAAGGGTGA